TAGGTAATACAATGCCAGTCATTAAGCATATAAAGGCTATAATTAGCCTCTTAATGCCATAGGTAATACAATGCCAGTCATTAAGCATATAAAGGCTATAATTAGCCTCTTAATTGGCGCTGTTAACTGATTCGAACAGTTCAAAGGCCTTACCCAAACAGCGTAAAAAAACCGGCCAAAATAGGCCGGCGTTTTAATTAGGTGAAAAAATATTAATAGTTTGTTATCATTATAGGCATAATTATGCCAATTGAATTGTTTTCGCTGTATTGTGCCGGAACTGGCTTGAGCATCACTCCCCTGTTTTCTGCAAAAAATGTCATTTTACAAGATTCAGCGCCCATTGCTTGAGTTACTTTTGAGTAAAGTTCAGCATTTATGCCAATATTTTCAATGGCTTTTTTATTTGACTCATTAGGTAGAATTCCGTTAACATCAGGGTATTTATAACCTGTTTTTGTTTGGAAATTTTCTTGCGGAAGTACGTCTATAATTCCAAGCCTGTTTCCTTTCTTGTCGTATGCTGTTAATTGATTTTCATACATTCCAAAATTTTCAGCATTATAAAACTTAAACTTTGCCCACTCTTTGCCGTTAATGTAAAATTCAGTTTCAACATTAAGTTTTCCCAAAATTTCAGCTGTTGGGATCTTTACAGCAATATGGCAGTCCGTTGCGTAACTAAATTCCTTTGTTATTTTAATATAACCAATTGAAGGCCTGAGCGAATCGTTTCCAGTAGCAAGGTGAATTTTTTTCATGTTTTTGTGTTTAGTTTGTTAAGGTAATTGTTAAGGTAAAAAAAGTTAATTAATTGTTTTCTATTTCAATATTTGTGAAAAAATATGAATAAGTAGCAAAGTCTTCTATAATATAGTCGGCTATATTGTCCAAAATATCGAATAAATTATCATGATTAAGATACCCAAAACTATCTAAATTTCCGTAACCGTTAAACATTACATAATCATGAGAATAATTGTAATTACCATAAAATGTAGCTTGAACAGCGCGCAAAACATCACTGCCAAAAGCCATGGTTAAAAATTCATTGTCATTATTATAAATGATGCCATCTGGATGGCTTAACTCTTCGCATAAAAGATTATTAAGGTCCATAATTTCGGCGCTTGACATTCCTTTGATCTGTGCGATAATTGTTTCTTTTGTGTTCATTTTGTTTGAGTTTAGTTTGTTAAGGTAAAAAATTGAATTAAATGAGGTTATCAGCTAAGCAAGCAAGTAAAAGTAAAATAATAAGGCCAATTGATAACAAAGCGTTTTCCTGATCTTTTTTTGTTTGTTTCTGTTTGTTTGTCATGATGTTATTTTGAAGTAATTGCGTAATCGTATTGAATTGTATTGTAATATTCGTCAATGTCAAATGAAAATAAAGAAATATTTACTTTTTCTGAACTGTCAAAATCTGTAACATAATAGCATTTAAACCAAAATTGTGTTTCTGTAATTGCTACTAATTCCATTTTTTCGAATCCGATAACCGAATCTTTGTTAATTAGCTTGTAAGTGATAGGTTGCATATATTGTTATTTATATAGTAAAGATATATAACAGAAACGATATAAAACAAATAGTAATTACACAATATGCAAAATTTAGAAAATGTTTAATTTTGAGCATGAAGAAAGGATATTATTTAAAGAAAGATAAAAAAAACGATATAATTTTAAATATCTTTGTGGCTGATTTTGTAGCTTATTTGCAAAGTTTGGATAACCTGGACGGATGGATTAATTTTAAAATATATGAAAGGCATCAACCGGCCGGAAACGGTTTGACGCATGAACTTAAGCAGTTAACGCCCAAAACAGACAATTTGCAGTAATTTTATAAACAAAGAAATTCAAAGTATGAACATTGAATTAATACAGGCGAGCGCAAAGAAAACAAAAAATAAAGGACGTGGCGGCTTTCGCGCCAATGCCGGCCGCAAAAAGAAACCGGACGAAAGCGAATTAATGGAACAGTTATACCCTTTACAAGGCATTGCCATGGCGGCACTGGAACAGGGGTTAAGTAAAGGTGACCCAAAAGCCATGGACATATTTTTCAGGTATTTTTTTGGATTACCCACTCAGCGCATTGAAAGTAAAGTAGAGGGTAACCTAAATCAGGTGAATATCGAAGTGCTCAGGCCACAAACTGAAACGCTTAAAAAGGTAAGTTAGTGCCAACTTGTCGCATCCTGTGGAACTTTTCTATTTAACATAATACTAGTTATTTTCCGAAAAAAACAAAATATAACAGATATGTCATGTTGACACGTTGGCAAAGTTAGGGCAAAGGATCAGCCACAAAGGGACGGGATACGATGGCCGGTACTTTAAGGATTTTGAAACGGCCAGGAGCGGGGTAAAAGCTCAGGAATCATAGTGCTGAATTAAGGTGTAAAACAAGTGTTATACAACGACCCCACTTTCTACCCTACTTTTCAACCCCAAACCCCAAACTGAAATTTTAATTTTTACTGAAATATGGAAGTAAGCTTACAGACGAACAAGATATTCGACATCTTAACGGATAGCGATAAGCGCATAACGGTGATGCAAGGTGGCAGTCGAAGCGGAAAGACTTACAATATACTTATTTGGTTCATTATCAAGCTATTGCAGGAGGATGGCAAAACCCTTACTATAGTTAGGCAATCCCTTCCATCCATCAAGGGTACGGTTCTCCGTGACTTTATTGACATACTATCCCGCATGGAGATATATTCTGAAGACAACCACAACAAAACTGACCAGATATATAGCTTGAACGGGAATATTATCGAGTTTGTGTCCGCTGACCAACCTCAGAAGATTCGTGGCCGTGCCCGTGACTACCTTTTCTGCAATGAGGCTAACGAACTAACGTATGAGGCATGGATGCAGTTAATTATGCGTACCAGCGGTAAGATAGTGATTGACTACAATCCTTCTGACCTCTCATCTTGGATTTACGATGACGTGATCCCCAGAACTGATGCTGATTTCTATATTACCACCTTCCGTGATAACCCATTCCTCCCACCAGAGCTTATTGCGGAGCTAGAGAGGTTGAAGGATGCTGACCCAAACTATTGGCAGATTTATGGTTTGGGGGAGAGAGGTCTTTCTCAGGACTTAATCTACTCGCATTGGAGAACAACTGAGCAGATGGTTGACGATGATGAAGGTGAGGTGGTATACGGGTTAGACTTCGGGTTTAATGTGCCAACGGCTCTTGTCAAGGTTGTCTTCCACGAAGGGAACGCTTATTGTAAGGAGATGCTGTACGAAACGAAGCTCACCACTGAGGATTTGGTAGACCGGTTAAAGACTTTGAATATCAGTCCGTATGACGATTTGTACTGCGATGCTGCCGAGCCAAAGACCATAGAGGCACTTGTCAGGAGTGGGTTTAATGCCAAGCCAGCTAACAAAGATGTTACTGAGGGAATTAGGACTGTAAAGGCCACTCCGTTGTTTATATTAAATGAAAGTGTAAATTTGTTGAAAGAAATCAAAAATTATCGGTGGAAAACCGATAGAAATGGAAATAAATTAGATATGCCCGTAAAATTTGGCGATCATATCCTTGATGCCTTACGATATGGGATTTATTCCAAAATAACAATTCCCAAGGTGACTTGGGGAGCAATTTAAAGATAATGGGCGTATTCGATAGGTTGTTCAATAATACAAAGGGCATCAATCCAAATGTGAACGTGACGGCTCAGATGCGTGGCATCAATGGTGCGGTGTTGCAGGATTACGAGGATGGGAAGTATGTGAACGAGGGATATCTGGGCAATGCTGACGTTTATGCTATTGTGACATTCCTCTCACGCAAGGCCTCTTCTATCCCTTGGTATGTTTACAAGCTAAATGATACACCAAAAGGCAGGACTGAGCTGAGTAGGTATAAGACGATGAGCCGAAACATCGGGCAGCGTGGAAGCTACGAGGCGGCAGTCAAGGCGAGGAAAAACGCATACTCAGAAAATATTGTTGAGAATAATGAATTGGCTAGGCTGCTTGAAAGACCTAACCAATACCAGGCCCAAGACCAATTTCTTGAAAATTTGTTCGGGTACCGCTTCCTTTCCGGTGAGGGGAACGTTTATGGTAATGATGGTCGCTTGGGCGGTCAATTCACCGAGTTAAACGTGCTTCCGACTCACTTTTTGGAGATATACCCTGATCCGAACGACTTGTACGGGTTGCTTGGTTATAAGCTCATGGTGAGCAGAGGTATTGATTTACCGAAGGACAATGTGATGCAATGGAAAACGTGGAGTCCTGATTTCAATGACGTGACCCGTAGCCACATGAGAGGCGTTAGTCCTCTGCGTGCAGCGTATAAGACTTTGCGCATGAGCAACAACTCAGCGGATGCCTCTGCAATGATGACTGCCAATGGCGGAGCGAAGGGTGCAATAACGCCAAAGCCATTAGGTTCGATAGTGCCTAACTTTACGATTGAGCAGGCTAATATTATTAAGAGGGCGGTCAATGAGGACATTAATAGTGTGGATAATAAGGGCAAGGTTGCCGTGTTGCAGACCCCTTGGGATTATCTCAATTTTGGCCTGTCTTCTATCGATATGGAGCTAGTGAAGACTATGCAGATGAGTTTGCAGCAGTGGTGCCGTGTGTTTGGCCTTCCTGCTGTCATTTTCGATACAGACACGTCAAGCTATAATAATTACCACAATGCGATGCGTGACCTTGTCACCAACACCATTGTTCCAATGTGCTGCTCTCTCCGTGACGAGTTAAATAAGTGGCTTGTGCCAAGATACGGCTCAGAATACTACATCGACTTCGATATTACAGCTCTGCCGGAAATGCAGCAGGACATGGAGCGTATGGTTCGCTCACTGCGTGATGCTAACTGGCTTACAATGGACGAGAAGCGTGTGGCGATGAATTACAGCGAGAAGGGTGGTGCATGGGATATGAGCTACATCAATCAGGGATTGGTTCCTATTGAGCAGGCAATGATGGACTTAAGCATAAGTGATGATAACAGCACAAACAACGGACAGCGAGATATGGGCGATCGTGATGACGAGATTTCCGAAGATCCCAACGGAGAGGACGTGTAGGACAGAGATGATGACGAGGGCAGAGGTGAGGCAGAGTTATAAATTAAGACTATTAGATGAACGCAATGCAGC